GGGCGGTATAGCATAGCCATAACCTTCGGCCAATTAGCAACGTCAGCGGTTTCCACGTTCGTCATAATATCTACCTTGTTACCCAAAGTGATTTTAGTTAGATCGGGAATGAATCCGTAATCTTTGCCGCCGAGTTGAATCTTGAATCTTGTTTCGGGTTGCACAGGATTATTCAAAGCCGCCTCAAATGTTGCAATGGCTAATTCAGCTTTATCACTACGAACCTTCAGAGCGTCTTGCTTTGATAGTCCCGTGACCGCCTGGAGTTTCATTATCTCGGATATACCCGCTTTTTTATAAGCCACGTATTCGCCCAGAGTAATGTCAGAATATTTGCCCGCAACTGCGGCCGTCTTGATTTCCATATTAGTATATAAGTTATTGGTTGTAAAAGTAACAAAAAAAAGCCACTCCGTTGAGTAGCTTCCTTTTTTAACCGTATGCCAACTTCTATGAAAAATCTAGGATAGACTGCGCCTAGATGTTATTACAAATTTGATTTGATGACAATTTGAACGGGCGGACTATTTTCGTCGCCTACTATCTCTTGGCGTTCAACATATCCTCTGCGCTTTCCCTTTGTCTTGAGATAGAATATTGTTGACGATACCTCGCCTTCCTTTATTTGTTTATGAAGTTGAGATTCCGCAAAGTCAAGAGCTATATCTTCTATTGATGTGACGGAAGTCAAATACTCTTCATCTTCGCGCAGCCAACGGTAGTGAGTTTCACGGCTGATGCCCACCGCCTTGCAAGCTGAAGTGACAATGCCCAAAGATTTCTCCAAAGCGTCAATCATAGCTTTTTTATTTATGTCACTATTTGTCATAGGAATTATTTTTTTTTATTATATATTTGCAATGCGATGTTAGTGTAATGGTTACACGCTTAGCATTCCAGTTAAGAGTTGGAGTTCGAATCTACCACATCGCTCAAATTGATAACCTTGCGTTCTTGCAGGGTTATTTTTTTGCCCTTATACATTCCTGCTCCCATTTCATCAATCTTTGAAAATGGTAATATCGGAACGGTAATTTCGCAGGTTTTGTCGATTAACAGAATGTACTTCAATTGATGACCTTCTATTGGTGTTGCCTCCCCGTTTTCTATTAAATATCTTGAATAATATTTACCATTAATACTTGGATAATTTTTATTATCAAGACTTTTTTTTGCTATTATCTTCCCATTCCAATTTAATATCTGATTATTTTTTTTTAACCCAATCAACTGAAAACCGCTCGCTCTATAAATTGTACCATCTCCGCATTGACTGCCATCCGCAAAAGAAACTATCCATTTAATATGTGGCGCATTCTTTTTTATCAATTTTATTGATATTGCAATACAACGGCTTTCCGAATACTTTGGCAAATAATCATCAAAAGCCATTCTATTAAGTTCGATAAACTCATTCCACCCTGTATTCTTAACGGCTAATTTTACTTTAGATTTATCCATAGAATTGCCATAACTCATAACACCGTGCAATTTGTCATCAAGGAAACACCCAAAATGAAGCGTACTGTTTGGCACAACCTTCCCGCTATAATGATGTTTCCTTACAAAGTCATTAGCCACCTTTGCAGGTATCACCTTAACGATTATTTCCTTTGCTCTGCCCATTGCATTACTATTAAATAAAGTGCATTTCCATTACTATTTTCATTGCCCATTGTTTCGCAATACTTATATTCTTCAGTACGCTTAATATCATCTAAGGTGCTTTATCTCCATCTGGCAAAGTGAAATCCGTTCCTAATTGATCACTATCCAAATCAAAGCCGCCAATATCCAATCCCCATTCTGTAAGAGCATCAACATCCCATTCGTTAGCTATCAAATCCCAATCCCATTCACCAAACCCAACATTATCTTTAATAATAAACTCTTTCTGTTGATCTTCGGTTAAATCGGATGCTTTTATAATAAACACTTCTTTCAATCCTGCTTCTTGACAAGCCTTCAATCGCATATTACCACCCAGCACTACCATTTCATCATTGACAACAATGGGTCGTAGTTCAAGCATCTGCGGAAAGTCTTGTATTGACTTGACAAGCTTTTTGAATTTATCGTCTTTTATTATTCGCGGATTGTCAGAGTTTGATTTGACAATTCCAATCTTTACTTTTTCTGTCTTCATATTACCAAGCGTCTAAAGTATACAAATTAACTTTCAAACAATTCAGATTGTTCATTTGGCAATAAGATACTTATTTCCAACACTTCACGAGCAAATATAATCACTTTGTCGATATACTCACAAAATTCTTCTGTTGATAGGTCGGCGGTTGACTTTGGAAATGTTATCACCTCCCCCGTCTTTTCGTTCACCCATTCATCATAGTTCAATCGAGCCTTTAACATTTCGTGAGCCATATCGAGCGTACACTTATGCCCTAACTCAATAAGCCTATCTCTCACGTCTGCAACGACTACACCCCAGTAATACGCATTCTGATTATCACTACGGCGTTTGATTCGCTTAGTGACGGTCAATGTAACGTCAGAGCCTTTGAAGTCTTTTATTAGCCTATCGAACTCACTTCGCTTATGAAGTCTTAATGCTCCATCCGCACCAACTGTTCCGCTTGTTTTTATTATCATTTGATTAATGAAATTTCACAAACACTTTCCGACTACCACTATACACCGTTAGCGTATCAGTTGCCCCGTTCAAATCCACTTCGAAAGTATCGAGCGCGAAATGAAACCCGTCTGCAATCTCATATAGGTAAACAGTGAACGCATCGCTTTCAAGATGCAGATTAGGCTGCGTAAATGTAACCGCCTCACACATATCGTCCGTGTCGAATGCCGTTTGATTATTGATAACCACACTAGCACCTTTACAATATCCGTTTTGGTTTGATCCAAAATTAAGTAGTTCGATAACGACTGGGCGTGTGCCTTCAATTTCTAGTTCCTTGTTCACTGATTCCTTTGAGCATGATGCTAAAGTGATGAGCAGTAGAAGTGTAAGTATTTTTTTCATAGTGTAAAGATAATTATTTCTCGTCAACTTCTTTGAGCAGCTTGACTATTTCTGAATACGTATGATTTGAAATGATTCCGCTTATGTTGACTTCAGTTTCAACATCGCGGAGAAGTTGGATTGCTTTTGAATTGTTCATTGCGCTGATCTATTATTCGTTTTCATCACTGGGTTAGCAAGATACCACTTTTCGAAACAGTGGCAATCCCATTCAATCGAATAGTCTTGACTTGACAAACATTTGTCATATTGTGTTTGATGGTGTTCAACTATTTCAGAGTATGTGTAGCTTACCGCCACGACTCCGAGCGTGAAGCAAGTGAGGTTGATTAGGAATTTTTTCATTTGTCTAATGTATTTGATTTGTACCACAAAGCCCCGCATTTATTTCAGTGCGGGGCGTGGGGGCTTACGGGTGCATTCTTAAACCGTTTGCCTTGGGTTATATCTTTTTGTATGAGATTCTGAAATCAATTACATCAGAATTTTCTCCTTCAAAACCTGCATTTCTCTTGTAATCAACATCACTCAACGCAAAACCATTGCTCAATAAAACATTCTCGTATTTACCCAATTTGTTTGGCTTAGCGGTTCCTACAAAATAAAAAGATTCTAAACTAGAAACAACATCAATCAACTGACTTAGTTTGTGAGTCGTAACAACTCCGCCTAATTTAGAGTTAGTTATTTTTGTAATAACCTTAGAGATGCCTATTGTTACTGTTCCCATTGTTTCTATGTTTGATGTTGTGTGTGTCATTGTTCTGTTATTTTGATATTCAAATGTAAAACAAACTTTGCTTACATTCCAAATTTATTTTACAAATTGGTGTTATTTAGAATTGGTCTAGATAAACAAACTCTCTTGAATTGACTTTGGTTTGTTGATTATACCCATTGCAATATCAAATATTGTTTTTCCAGCTTCGTAGTCAACTAAGTTCCTGGCAATCTTAATCATGCTTTGATCTCCTTTGTATGTTGAAATATCAATCTTGTGAAATTCACACAAGCGTTTTAACTCATCAGCACCCGCGCCTATTTGCGTTTTTCTATCACCTAGACTTGTTGGTAAGTTAAAGTTAGTCCAGTATAAATGTCGACCTCTTTTCTTTGCTGGTATCAATGGTTCATAGTAAGGAATAACGTTTTCAACTACATACTTGCCTTTACGATAGTAGTGTTGTAAAAACAATATTTCTTCATATAGTTTCATGTCCGGATAAACGGGATCAACATTAGTGTCATAGTTTGAACTCTTCCAATACCTGGCACGGGAATGTGAAGGGCAAGGAGGTGAACTCCAAATGAAATCAAACTCTTTGTAATGGTCAAGCAAATATTGATGTGCATCCGTTACGATTACTGTATCATTCGGAAATCTTTCCTGGTATAACCTGGCTAATTCAGGATCAAGTTCTATGGCGGTTACTTTGCAATTATTCCAAAGAAGCCTGTTACCACCTAAACAAGCGTATAGATTTAAGACTTTAGTTTTTTTTTGATTTGATGTCATTGTATGTTACTTGTATTTGATTGCATTAAAACAAAAAGAAAGAAAAGAAAGAACAAAAGAAGGTAGAAAATAATAAAGAAAACAAAGAAAAAAGCTCCCCTAAG